CTTGGTGAATTATCTCACCCAGAGAATCGCCCGACAGTTAAACCAGAATTAGCTAGCCACCTTATTACTGAGTTCCGTATGGATGGTAATAACGTAATGGGTAAGGCAAAGATTCTTAATACACCCCAGGGACAGATCGTCAAGGGTTTGCTCGATGGTGGTGTTAAGTTAGGTGTATCTACTCGCGGTCTTGGATCAGTTACAGAAAAAGCTGGTTCAACATACGTCGGTGATGACTATACATTAATGGCAGTGGATGTGGTAACTGATCCATCTGGTATTGATTGCTGGGTTAACGCAATCAATGAGAGTCAAGATTGGACGATCACTGATGACGGAAGAATCGTCGAAGCGATCAGAAAAGAATTGAATAAGCAGAAAATTACTGAAGAAAAAGCTCTCGCTATGTTCAGTAATTTTCTACGTGATATCAAATAATCGTTGATGGAAGTAGCCCTCGTGGCAAGAATTCTTAAACACTAAATAATATATAACACAAAGGATATTAACATGTCTATTGAACAAAAAATTGCGCAACTGATGGAACAGGCTAAACAGCTCGAGTCATCGGATGAAGTTGTTTCCATCGAAGAAGAAACAACTGAAGAAGTTTCACTTGACGAGGCAACTTCTGTTGTTGGTAAAGCAACTAAAACTGGTGCTGATAAAAAGGGTCAGAAACTTGGTGCAATGTCAGCAGCAGTTGAGGGAGTAAAAACTGAGCACGAGCACAAAGGCGAAAAATATACTGTGCACAGCGAGGTTGACCGCGACGGAGATGTTCATCATTCGGTAATGCATAACGGCAAACAAGTGCACAATCATTTAGTTTCACAAGAGGGGATGCACGGCGATAAACCGTCGCCTTTGCATAAGAAACTAATTGACGACCATGTTAAAGCTGCTAAAAAACATTTGGATAAAATGGCTGGTCATATATTCTCTGACGAGGATGACGAGGATGATATGTATGAGTCAGTAACCCAGAAGATTGACCTTGGATCGCTTTTCGAAGGTGAAGAGTTCTCGGCAGAATTTAAGTCTAAGGCAGCTGAGTTATTCGAAGCTGCAGTAGAAGCTCGTATCAAGCAAGAAATTGCTCAGATCGAAGAAGAAGTTTCACAGCGCGTAGTTACTGAAAGCGCTGAGTTAAAAGAGGGTCTTGTTGATAAAGTTGATGGATATCTCGACTACGTAGTCGAACAGTGGATGCAAAAGAATGAGCTCGCCCTTGATCGTGGTATTAAAGTCGAAATTTTTGAAAGTTTCGTGAGCGGAATGAAGGATCTTTTTGAAACTCATTATATCGACGTTCCAGAAGAAAAGTTTGACCTGATGGAAAGCGTCGACGCAAAAGCAAAAACTCTTGAAGAACAAGTAGATTTTCTAACTGCACAAAACGTTGAATTACAGCAGAAGTTTAAGTTAGTCGCAAAAGAAAAGCAAATCGAAGAAGCCTGCAAAGAGCTGACCGATTTGGAAGCAGAGCGATTCAAACAACTTGCTGAAGAATTGGCGTATGATGATGAAGAATCATTCGGAAAGAAATTAGAACTCGTGAAAGAGAACTATATTTCGAAAGCAAAACAAGTAAAGACAGTTGTTGATTCAGTGGTAACTGATTCGCCTGTTGCACTTAATGAAGACAAACAAGTCGATGCTACGATGGCGCGTTATATGCATGCCTTCAAAGCACGATAATCAACTATTATCAAAAAGGAAAATAAAATGGAACAATCTCGTCCTGATCTAGTTAAGAAGTGGGCTCCTATTCTTGAGCACGCTGATCTTCCACAAATCAAAGATAACTACCGCAAGGAAGTTACTGCTGTTCTTCTAGAGAACCAAGAACGTTCGCAGCGCGAAGAGCGTCGTGCTCTGTTCGAAGATTCGCCAAACGGATCGTCTGTTAGCGGAACATTCATGCCTGACACTGGTGGTGTTGCTAAGTTTGACCCAGTTCTGATTAGCCTGGTTCGCCGCGCTATGCCAGCAATGGTCGCTTATGACATGTGCGGTGTTCAGCCAATGACCCAGCCTACAGGTCTGATCTTCGCAATGAAGTCAACCTACATGACAAGTGCTGGTGTTCGTGGTGCAGAAGCTCTGTTCAACGAAGCTGATACTGGCTACTCTGGCGTTGCTACTGGTGGTACTGCTGGTACGTCTAACACTGGTTCTGCTCAGTCGACTCTTGATGGTGCTACCACTCCGATCACATCGGGTACTGCTTTCCCAACGGGTATTGGCGAAAACCAAACTGGTACTGGTACCGGTACCACCCAGCAGAATAACGGTGCTGGTTTCAACCAGATGGGATTCACAATCGAAAAGACTTCAGTTACTGCGCAATCGCGTGCTCTGAAGGCTGAGTACTCTGTTGAACTCGCACAGGACTTGAAGTCGGTTCACGGTCTTGACGCTGAAGCTGAGCTGAGCAACATCCTTTCGCAAGAAATCTTGGCTGAAATTAACCGCGAAGTTATTCGTACGGTTTACAACTCAGCTAAAGTTGGTGCTCAAGTTGGTACTGCTACTGCTGGTATTTTCGACCTTGACGTTGACTCGAATGGTCGTTGGTCAGTTGAGAAGTTCAAGGGTCTGATGTTCCAAATCGAACGCGAAGCAAATGCAATTTACCAAACGACCCGTCGTGGTCGCGGTAACTTCATCGTTTGCTCAGCTGACGTTGCTTCGGCTTTGGCAATGGCTGGTGTTCTTGACTACGCTCCTGCGCTGTCGACGAACCTGAACGTTGACGAAGCAAGCAACACGTTTGCTGGTGTTCTGTATGGTAAGTACAAAGTATATGTTGATCCATATGCTGCTAACCAATCGGCTGACCAGTTCTTGCTAGTTGGTTACAAGGGTACATCGGCATTCGACGCTGGTATCTTCTACTGCCCATACGTTCCGCTGCAACTGTACCGCGCTACAGATCCAGCAACGTTCCAGCCGAAGATCGCTTTCCGTACTCGCTACGGTATTGTCGCTAATCCGTTCACGGCTCTTACCGCTGGTAACAACATCTATTTCCGCAAGGTTCGCGTTCAGAACCTGATGTAATCGGAAACGATGTAGTTAGACAAAAGGGAGCTTCGGCTCCCTTTTCAATTATCTAAATAATGAATGGCTAACCAGAAATAACATGTTATCTTTCAAAACATTCTTATTAGAAAATGAACTCATTATGATGAATACGGAGAAATACACTAATCCTGCTTTACTAAAAAACTATGTTGTCAAAATAAATGCTCATTTTGGTAGTGATACAGTTTCTGTATACTCAAGAGACGCAAGTTTGAAAAGCATAACAGGAAAAATTACTGGAGGAAAAGAAGCGATTGAATTAGTTATGAAGAATGTGTTCGGGAAGACTACTAAAATAGAACAATTATCAGGTGACGTTGCCAAAGCAGTATCAGGCACATATGATTCATATTTGGTAAAATTATCAAGTAACTCTGGTTTTTATTTTAGATCTAAAATTGGAGAAAGAGGGTCCTTATCTAATAAAGATTTGACTCCTGCAAAATTACACCTTACTAGAAAGAAGTTAACTAAAGAAAATTTTGATGATGAATTCAATCATGGAATTACTGACTCAAAATATGACCTTCCGATTAATATTCTTGAATTGATGCAAGAATTATTATCAGCAGTTTCTGTAAAGAGCGATACCATACCTATTACTAATACTGCGAAGGAGTTAATGAAGTCACTAACTTCTACAGAGTTACAGATTCTTGGTAAAAATTTCGGAGAGATTGCGCTGGCCAAATGGTGTTTATACAATAAACCAAAAGCGAAACATGTTTTCTTTCCACCAGAAGAAAATGCAGCACTGGCTGATTTTCTTGTAATCCTGTCTAATTACGAAGTATTAAAGATCTCTGCTAAATTTGAAAGTGGAGCAAATGCGTCTATCAATTCAATTATATCAAAAGGAAGCGTAGCTCCTGCTGACTTTACAGTTGAAGAGAATAAGAAATTCTCTGCGGTTATGGCAGTCGTCGATCAGCCGATTCTAAAGGGTCTTATTATGGCAGAAGAAATACTAGACACACCAGAATACAAAGCAATAAAGAAGATGTGTAAAGGCGGGATAGTAAACGAAAAGACTATT